AAAACTGTCGGCTGTTCGTCAATAACTGCACCTATTGCAAAATCCATATCCGAATTTCCAAGAGAGTCAATTATTTTGTCTGCATCAATTAAACGCATTCCCATCATCCTTTCTCATCAAAATCCAAGTCAACTCTAATCAAACCTGCGCCAATTGCTGTCAATAAATCAATCAGTCTCATACTCTTCGCATTCCTCCACTTTTCAATCATTTACTATAAAATTAGCAATGCATATCACGCATGCTATAATATTAAGTGTCATAACATCCCACTTCTGATTGATTATATTCACAACAATGCATGCAACATTTACAATGCTTAAAACTAATGCAAAATATTTATTCATTATTTTCTCCCTCTGCGATATAATCTTCGCGCTCCTCTGCATATTCATAACTGTCCATATCATCACATCTGCACTGGCAGGAATCCTGCTTAGTACAGCAGATGCAACATTCTGTTTCATCGTCTGGGCAGTCTAATTTACAATATCCCATTCAGTCCTCCTTATCTTTCTCACAGAATCCTCTGTGTTCATGCACTAAATACTCGATTCCAAGAATCCATTTCATGTATGTGAGTTTTTCTCCTGTCAATTCGCATTTGTGTTTTCTTGCATTCAGATACTTACAAGTTCCGTCACAGTAGCTCATTTTTTTGTCCTTCTTAATGTCTATCAAATTCAATGTTGTTGTCTGAATAGAATTTGTAAGCATCCTCTCTGATTTTCTTAACTTTACTCATGATAATTTCTTTCGCTTTACTGACAGCTTCGTCAAAATCTTCTGTTTCAAGATCGTAGTTGTCAATGTTCAGTGTGCTGCTACTAAGAAACAGCGAATCTCCGCAGCCAACATATTTGTGAATAACGATTCCCAGAGAATTGCTTTTTAAAGAGAAAATGCTCCCGGTTTTAAGTTCTTTGTTATATTTTGCATTACTTTTGAATTTCATTTTCCATCCTCGCTTTCCCTATGTAAGCAACTGGCACGCTATTGTGCAGTCCTCCATGATTTCTGTATTTATGTTTCTTTTTTATCCTCATAAGCTTAATGTTAACTGATTCCTGTCATAGCTGTATTTCTTTGTTACAGCTTTTCTTCCGCCGTACAAAACCCGTTCTACCCTTTTAGGAAATTTCTTTAGGTCTGCCATGTACCAGTTATTTACTTCCGGTGGCGTTGGGGAAAAGTATTCATCTGGATAATTAATTCCAGTCTGATCACACATCTCACGGATTTTGTCTTTTGCGTATATGATGTGGTTTCGACATAGGTTCATATTACATCCGTCTGACCAGAACGGATCATTACAACCATGAACATTTATATCTTCCCAACGTCTGATATAATCAATAATGCTTTTGCGTTCATCCTGTATAGCGGATTCTATAGACTTTTTATCCATGAAACTCTACCGCGATTCCCAGTTCTTCCTTGATAGCCTGCACATAATCAATCCATTCAGCCAAGCCCTGGTCAATATAGTCCGAAGCTTTGTCCATGCCCGCCATGAACTTCTGGCATCTTTTCTGACCGAATCCAAATTCATCATGCAGGACAGCTATCGCCATTATCACACAGCATTCAGATACAAGTTGCTTAATCTTCTCAGATGCTTTGTCCAGATCCTTTCTTGCCAGGGAAGTATGTATTCCTGTTACTCCCCTGAATCTGCATTCCTTTTCGAGGGCTTCAATACCGCCCTCTCTGGTGATTCGCCTAGCAAGGTCAAGACCATCTTCCCTGCCGCGTTCATATTCACGCATTTTGTTCATTTCTTCACCTTTCCGAACCCGTATCCTGTCGGAGCATAGGCTCTATCAGTACTCGGGTGTGCTGTTTTAAGCAACCCATCATCAATAAGCTGGTTTAAATGTCTCCAGATGGTAGCTCTGCTTGCGTCTACCTTCTCACAAATCTCGCTGACTGATGGTGCATATCCAACAAGTTTAAAGTAGCTTACTACATACATGTAGATTTCTTTTCTGAGTGCCTGTCCCTGTTCATATTTGTTCTTAGTGTTGTACATTCTTTACACCTTTTATCTCTTTTGCCTTTCTAAACATCTTGTCTAAATAGTCTGAATAAGCCAATAACATGTGGTCTACAAAACCATTGTTATTATATTTTTTAGAAACAATATGAATCTGTTCAATAGCCAGCTTCCAGTATTCGTCATTTTCTTCAATTCCGGCGGTCTGGAGAACAAGCGCCGGGAAGTCGATTTGAAGAAATTTAATTGTATTTGGAATCTGTTCATGCGTGACTCTCATTTATACACCTTCTTCCACACAAAAGCTCTGCTCCAACATTTTTTCATTCTCTTTGCTAAAAGCCTTTATATAGCTCTGTTTGATTGGTCTGATAAAATGTATGCCTCCTGCTGTTTTTACTCGTGATACAGCCACATAGAACTGTCCAGGATCCCAACAGCAAGGGTCAATGTTAATTTTCTCAAAAGTCTGTCCCTGTGATTTATGAATACTGATAGCCCAGGCGAGCTTTACCGGAAACTGAGAGAAAGAACCAACTTTCTTACGGACTATCTTTTCTTTTACGATCTTCTGTCCATCTTTTTCCTGCTCAGTTTCCTCAATGACCTGTTTTTCAATGTCTTTACTGTATCTGTACAAGTTAACTGTTTTACCCTTATCAGTCTTGACAACCAGATAGGATTCTTTAAATTCTCCGTTATCCACAATTTTTTGGATAATACCGATTGTTCCGTTTACGTAATTTCCGGACAGATCATTGACTGTAATCATCACTTTTGCACCGATGTTAAGAATTAAGTCCTCTCCGGCAAATGCAATGTTCTTAATATCAGCAGACGTTAATTCTCCGTCAACTGCTGCATGAAACACTTTTTCGGTCTTTTTATCCAGTTTTCCGAGAAAAGTATTATTAATCCGATCAGCTTCAGCATTTGTTCCGACCAGAAACGGTGCTTCTGGTATAACCTTGTCTGATTCATTATTTTCCAGATATGCAATGGATTTTCTAATATTGTTGCCATATTTAATATCATTCAGCACATACTTAAATCCCTCATCATTCTGCCTGCATACTTCATCAAGTTTAATATATTCAAACCCCATTTCTTTCCAGTATTCAGACATGAAAGCATATCCGTGTTCGTACTTTCCACCCTTTCCATAATCAGATCCATACATCCGGCAGAGGATTTTACGGTCATCTGTTGTGATAACCGGTGGAAGCTGGTAAAAATCCCCAATTACGATCAGTTGAACGTCTTCTTTATCCTCTCCGCTCAAAAGTCTGTCAACCGCTCTCTCTTCATTCTCCGTGATGATCGTCTTCGCAATCATATTAAACAGGTCGAACCGGCACATGCCGATCTCGTCAATAATGAGAATATCTGCTTCCTTCAACAGTTCAGCTCTGGATTTCACTTTTTTCTTGTAGTCCTCAAATTTGATTGAGATGTTCAGTGCTCTATGTACAGTAGTTGCCCCATATCCAATATTGTCTGCTGCTATCCCAGTAGTGGCAGATACCAGAACGCTTTTACCAGCTGCTTCTGCCTCGTTGATAAAAGTCTGAATAACTGTTGTTTTTCCTGTTCCTGCATCTCCTGTCAGAAACACATTGCTACCTGACAACATTGTGTCCAATGCGTACCGTTGTTTTTTATTAAGTCTTTCTTTTTCCATTTTGTAACCGCTCCTTATGTCTTAGTAATCAATTGTAACAATCTGAATTTTCATACAATTTAATTTTATTTTTTAATTTGTATAATTATTTTATTTTTGTAACCGATGTGTAACCAACTTTTTTAATCTACTGGTTACGGAATAAACCCTTATTTTATGCAGGTTTCAGAGGTATGTAACCGTGTAACCAATGTAACCAAGGTTTCCATATAGGAAAATCACTAGAGCATATGTTTTTTATACACTCTCAAACTTTCTCCTATAGGACGTTTTTTTTCGTGTTACAACGGTTACATGGTTACAAATTATGAAAATGGAACATTTGTTTCGGCATTAGTTGGCAGAAAACCAGTTTCAATAACCTCATTTTCTTGTTCATTTTCGAGACTTTTTATATCAACGATTTTTACTGCAATAAGCCTCATCACGCTTCCCCCGTCTCTTTTTAATACCGTATCTCTTTTTCCTGTGTGTTTGATTAATTCTCGATTAATTGCCCAGGCTGAGAAAGCTTTTCTGGAGAATCCATTGCTCTTCAAAAGGTTTTCAAGGGGCTTTGGATAGAAGTATATATATACATCTCCATACTCATCTGGTGTCTCTTTAAACCCCCACTGATCGCAACTGAATTGTGCATCAAAGTGCTGCCCGTACACGGAAAGACTTTCAAGAACGAATTCATAACACCTCTGTCCCTCAGATACATCTTTTTTACGTGTAGGTATGTCCACAACGTCCTCAACCGTCAGTTCACGCCCATCCTTAAATATGAAATCTGTAGCTAATTTGTCAGCCAATAGAAGAGTAGATATAGCCATGACCTGTTTTGCTGGAAAGTCATATCCGTCAAAACTTTTCTCAATTTCGGCTTTCATCTCTTTCAGATCGTCCGATGTGAACTGCTTCAAATTTCCAACGAATACTCTTCCAGCAAAACCATAGTTTTTCACGACAATGCCGTTAATCTCTGCTGGATTTTCATAAATATCCTCGCAGCACTCAATTTCAATAATTCTGTTGATTGCTCCGCCGGAATCTGCAAATTCCGAAATAGGGTTCTCGCCGTTGCAAATGGTCACGTTGTTCCATGTATTCTCCTTAGCTGCTCCGAGGTCCTTATTTGAACGTGCTTTCCCTTTACCGGAACAGAGATTGTAAATTAATGTTTCGTAGTTGTCCCGAATATATTGAGAAGCGTTCTTAGAGTCATCGAGGATCATCGGAAAGTTATTAAGCATGTCTGCCCTTGTCTCCAATGACGTATCTGTTGATCGAAAGTTTCCAACGTAAGCTCCCGGCGCAGGATTTCCCCAAACCGATGCCGCTATATTGATCGTTACTGTCTTTCCGCCGCCCGTCTGCCCGTAGAAGTCTACGATGAACGGCAGTGCGTCAAGCGGCTGTACAAGCACACTTGCAAAAGATGCCGCCAATGCTATTCGTGGTTCTAATCGTCCGCACGACCGTAGTTGCTTAGCTAGAGTCACCCACTTAAAGTAATCTCCACTTTCCTGTATACTCTGGAATAGTGTTTTAAAGCGGTATTCGCCATCAAAAACAATTGAAAGGTCGTAAGGTACAAATACATTGCCATGCCACCCTAACTTGCTCGTAGAGTGCTGTATGTCGATCATATCGGCATTGTACATTTCAACGTCCGCCAGATACTTTACAAGGAGTCTTGCGTTCTCTGAATTGACCTGCACCCCGAACCTTGCAAGATTAGTTATTGCTCTGGAAGTCACAATGTCAATTTTTGGAACAGTTATTTCTGTCCAATATCCATCCCTTTTAAAAGCCACCGTGATCTGTTCTTCACCTGTTTCAATGTTTTTCAGTCGACGTATCGGCATGATCGGGTGGTGACATACAAGTTCTCTTGCCTTAGATGTTTCGGAAGAAAAAATTCCGTTCTCTGTAGCTATCCAGCTGCCACACGCCATGTTAGGATATTCTTTATCAACAGAATCAGGATAAAAGTTTGTGATGTTTTCAACCAGCTGCATGGAACGATTTGCTTTTTCTTCTTTTTCCTTTTCCTGCTCTGCTTTTTGAAATTCCTTTATGAACTCTTCTGCTATATGCTTCGCTTTCACACTTTTTGCCCGGTCCATCAGCTTAAACTTGATTTCTGAGCGGTCAATTTTACTTTTTACTGAAAAAAGCTCTTCATACAACTGCTTTTCCATAAAGTCTTGCGCTTGTAAATTTCCAATATTTTCAAGAATTTTCCTCACCTCCTGACTTAACAGACAGCAATTCATGTCTGCTTTTTTCTTTCTCGAGATTAAACTGGCACATATACCACTCTTCTGAATCAGGAGGGAACGTTTTTAGTGCTGTTTCGTACATAAGTATGTTCTTTTCTACCTGCTCAAGCTCGTTTGGGACCTGAGTGGGATTGTACTTTTTTGTTTTAATATCCCGCATTTCATGCCTGATCTGGTTACGACTTTTACCTTTTTTAGAGATATAAGTACCGCCCAGCTCGATAAATGCGGTGCTAAAAGAAACGGATTCGTATTGCATTACGAAATCAAACACATCACCGCCGATTCCGCAGCCGAAACAGTAAAATGAATCATCGTAGATTTTACAGGACGCTGATTTTTCTTTATGAAAAGGGCAACATATAAATCCCGCTCTGTTCGGTTTTAATCCATACCTGGAAAGGATTTCCGGCATTTTCACTGACTGTTTAATTTCTTCTTTTGTCATGACAGCAACTCCACTATTCTCTTGCCAGTCTCTTCTTTTGTACAGAATTCAAATCGGACGCCGTATTTATCTCTGATCGTGCAAAGAGATTTGTACAACTGGCAACCATCAACAGCTTTGTCCGATATTACAGTCTTAACCTTTTTACCGTTTACTGTCTTCCAGATAACTTTGTGTTTTCTTGGATTCTCCCAGAAATACACGTCACCTACACTCTTGATATCTGGCCCATGTTCGCAAAGAATAATTAGCTGTATACCTGCTTCACGCGCTCTGATAAGCTCTGCCTTGAATCTTTCGTGTTGCTGGCAGACATTTCCACATAGCTCTTGTAAATCCTTTTTGCGGTCAATACAGAGTTTTGCATTGTCCAACGACTGATAATCTCCGCAGTATAACTTCGATCGGAAATACTGTACTCCAAGGCTGTCAAACTGCTTTTGAATCCGTTCCCATTCCTTTTTATGTTCTCTTGTGTCTGTCTGTATAACCATTAAAAACACATCCTTTTAATTGAATGGAAGCTCTTCCTGCATACTATCCGGAATACTCATAAAATCAGTTCCCGCTGAACTCGCCCCCATGATAGCTTCTTCTTTCAGATGATCGTCATACGCTTTTGTGGTACGCTCTTCTGGAATATCTGCATCTTTGATTCCTTCCACGCTGCGGAACCATGCAAGCTTGTGACGTTTCACTTCTTTATTGTCATACCAGTCTTTTTCCAGACGGAAGATGCCACCGATCAGCTTGCCTTTGAACTGCTGTCCGAAGTTATCGCCCCACTTAACAGTAAATCCCGGATTTGACTTTTCTACACATGTAATGAATGTTTTGAGATTGCGAACACCATAATCTACACTCTCGTCAATAACTATGTAGTTAGTTCCGGCATTCGGGTATTTCTTGTCTGGGCGAATATCATTCTCAAACTGCTTCATAAAATAACCTGCCTGCTCGTCTCCATCTGCGAAATCAAACAGAACAACGATCATATTCAGTCCGCCCTGGGACTGACGTTCGGACACCTGCTTAATAACCATTTTGTGACCACCAAGCTTAATTGGTTCAAATTCTCCTGCTGCCTGTGTTGTATCATAACTATTTGGTTTCTGCATTGTCTGCTCCTCCTAATTCGTAATAATCTCTAATAATCTTGTCTACTGCTGCCAGATCATTGTCTATGGTCAGTGAATCAAACATACCAATTGGTGATTTGCTGACAGCTCCCTGACTTGCCTGAGTGACAAATAAATGCTTTCCGCTTTCTTCAATGCAGCGGAGAACTATTGTAAACATGCCCTCCACGCAAACTTTTTCATCCAAAAGTTTTCCTATTGTCTTTGGCTTTACGTCTCCAGAATCATCCTTATCTTCGTGCATCATAAGATATACGACTTTGCTTTCCGGAACCTTTGCCACAATGAACTGAATCAGATTCCAGAAATAATCACCAATGTCATTGTAAAGTGAAAATACTGCATTACCTTTTCCGGCAGAAGCGTGTCCTCTCATAAAATGATTCGTAATAAGATAGCCTGCATCATCAATTACGATTGACTCTGCTTTTGATGCAATCAGGCATTTCATTACCTGCTGGTAATCATCTGTAAACCATCCGTCAATTTTCCCCTTGAATGGAAGTGGCTTGTTTAATACTCTGATAAGGTTCCAGTTTTTGTTTTGACAGTTTCTAAGACTAGTACTTTTGCCGGATCCAGATTTTCCAATAATCAATACTGGTGTTGCCATTGTTATTCCTCCTTGTCATAAACCACATGCTTACTGCTCTCAATAATCAGCAAACTCGCAATATCTTTCATTGATAAGGTTGATTCGTTATAGATTTCAACCAGTGCGTTGTATGCACCTGCTGATACTTTCACAACTGGGTTATCCTTATCGGTTACAGGCTGTTTCTTCCTTGCCGGAATACGGATTTCAAATTCACTCATAGCGCTCTCCTACTTAATCTGAATATTCTGAGAAGTTTTTAGTGAAATTCCCGGAAATTCTTTTCCGGCTTTCAATGCAGCTTTCAATCCGATTTTGTCAGGTGTAGGCTCTGCATATTTAAGGAACTCCTCAGGAACAGTTGCATTCGCTGAAATATCTACAGAATCACTTTTTCTGTAAGAAATTGATACCTTTGCAGTCTTAAATTTCTCACCGTCCAGATATTTTGAAAGAAATTCTTTTAATGAAGCTGCTTTGTTCTCAGCAACTTTTTGACGTGCTGCAAGGTTATCTTTTTCTTCTTTTAAGGCTTTTGCATCTGACAGAAGATTTTTAATCCAACAACCGATACCCTCAATCTTCTGATCTCTTTCCATCTGAAGAGCAGAAAGCCTCTCAACGTCAATGATTTCTCCTGTTTCCATGTCTACACAATCCATAATTGCGTTATCAATTTCGTACAATTTCATTATCTTTTCTCCTCTCTTTTAAAGAAACAATACAATGTATCCGTCTCATGACATTCGATATGGTTCAGTGACATATCGCAGTTTTCATAATCCAAAATGTGATCCCCTCTGGACTGAAGCTCTCTGAGCAGTTCATTAATGCATCCTGCTATCTCCAGACTGGGAAGAAGCTTTATAATCGCTATCTGCTTACTCATTTGGACACTTCCCATCTATCAGAAGTTCCAGCAAGAATGCTTTGATTTTATTAAGCTTTTCACGGCTTTCTTTCTCGTAAAATGGATTAAAAGATACGTTTTGGTACAAATCCCATTTAAATTTGTCTTTGGGAAGGCAAGCATCTTCCTTCCTTTTGAGTCCAAATACGCTCATACCATAAATTGAATAGTTGAATGTGGCACTTGCTGTCGGAACTTCATTCACAACTCTTTTACAAAGTTCGTAAATTTCATCAATCTCTTTCTCGAACATCTTCTTATCCTCCTTATTTCCTACTGCCAGTCTGCTTTCATCTGGCGAACCGCCCATGCTGCCGAGATGCCAAAAAAGATGTTCAGCCAAATAGGTATGTCCACATATTTCCCGGCAAGCATACAAACAGCAATTAGTATATACTCTTTCATTTTATTTTATTTCTCCTGCAATCCACGCAAGGTTGCTTGCCACCAGTGCGGCGGCTGTCACAATCCACGCTGTGAACCATCTCCTTGATTTTTTCTTGCTCTCCTCAACGATTTCGGTCGCAAGTGCTACTTCAATGTCATCCCATGTAAACTGTTTTTCGTTTTTGTTTTCACTCATATCTAGCTAATTTCTCCTTATTTATCCTTATTTACCTTTACAATTAGCAGATAGAGGCTTATAATCAACCTGTATCCACTAAGTGTGCTTTAGTGGGTGCAAAGCTCCGGGGTGGAGGGTTCGGCTCCCTCCGGGGCACTCACGTCAAATTTGCTTCTTTTCTTCTGTAGTAGTCCAAGATGATTCTTGAACACTCATCTACAATCTTCTGATTGTCTTCAGGTGTATTATCCTTGCAGTAATCATCATGTATTCTGATTACCCCAGATCCTTTTTTGATTGTTTTGATTACTGCCATCAGTAAACCTCCTTTTTATGCCATACCTATTGTATTTCCTTTCCCCTCTACCTATAATGCATTTACAGGCACCGACATGCCGAGTATAACGAAAGGGGAATTATATGGTTGAAACAACTACACGGCTGTATCATTGCCACAAGATTCACAAGCATGTGACTGTTTATGAAGAGTATGAGGTTTCTGGTAACAGTCGCCGCCTACTGCGGTGCTCATGTCCATATCATCAATACACGGAAATGAAGCCGCACTGTGATGGGTATAATGACCATGGTTTTCAATGTGGTTATGCAAAAAATCAATAACCAGGCTCACTAACTCATCTGGTCGTTCACTGGGCGATAGGTAACAGTAAAGCCGTAGGTCACATTTGCAACAGTCTCCTCCAGATTCTTTGCAGTGCTGACTGACGGCTTTGTTAAATTGTAATGCGTCCATTTACGCTCCTTTCTTGGTCTCTTCTTTCTGGTCAGAATCATCAGACTTATTCTCGGAAAAGCTTTCCATCTTTCCAAGAATGTAACCTTTGTCAAACTCTGACATATTAGGAATCGCGTCTTTCAGCTTTTCAACGATTCTTTTTTCTTTCTCTGACATATACTCACCTCTTTTCTTGTGATATACTCTCCTATGAAAGGAGATTAAAATGAAAAATATTGACTTTTCCAACATTGAGTTATCTATTAGCGAGCGAATAACTCTCCACTTATTGCCGATTATCAAATCTAATCGTTTTTTTAAATACCAGACATTGGACTATTTAAACCGCCTAGGTCTGCTTGATCGAGAACACGGAGTTTATGCCGTGAACCGAAATTGCAAAATGTATTTTCGTATCAAGCGTAAAGAACGAATTAGATTTATAATCCCAACAGTAGTATCAATCGTTGCCCTATTTGCTGGATATGACGTATACAAGATTCCACTTCTGGACGAAGTATTATCAACAGTAAAGATACTATTGATACATGTAATGGAAAGTTTGGGTATTTTCCCATAAACCATTCCAGTAATGTTTTCCTTGGCTCAAAAAAATACCAGTGGAAAAACTTTTTTATTTGGCTCGTTGTTTTCACCTCCTTGCTAGTTAAGAACTTTGTAGATGGTTTCAATCCGCCTGCTTACTTTCTGGAATCTTCGGCTCAAGGAACCTATCTGCTTTATCAGGATTCTTGTATTTTGCGATTGTTTCTCCGACCCCAAGAAAATATCCCTTGTCAAATTCTGACATATTGGGAACTGCCTTGGTTATTGATTCGAGAATCTTTTTTTCTTTCTCAGACAATGTATTCACTCCTTTCTTACACGTTTTGATTCTTCAAAAGTAACTAAGTCACTTTCTAGCACTCTGTAACCAGAGCCGTTCAGATTGATTGCCGGAAGCTGTTTATTCCGTATCCATCTCCACACGGTAGGAACTTTCACACTATATCTCTGAGCGATTTCTTCGCAAGTGTAAAGACGTTCCAAAAAATCACCTCCTACTTATTTTTAGTTGCGTTTACCACTTATTTGTGTTATCCTAGTTAATGCCTATTGGCAAAGGAAAGGAGTGGTTATCATGACCCAACTTTTGAATTTGCCTGTTCCCTTTGCTCTTAATCCGTCCGTACTGATACCTCGACAGTCAAAACAGGTCAAAGACGGCTCTGATTGTTTTGTCAGCGATTAGGCATGTTGCAGAACCAAGACTGCGAAAGTGACAAGGTGCTTCAAGAAGCATTTGGCGCTATCGGATGTGGCTTCGGCCTGCAAAGTACATAGGGTAAACAAATTTGGAAAAGAACTGTTCAGAATAGCGCTCTGAGCAGTTTCTTTTTATCTAATAAAAGTGTCGGTTCTATCAGATCGTGGTAAACGCTCAAGGCTTTGTGTTACCTTGTGTTATTATAATATCTCACACAGATAGATTTGTCAAGCGTAAATCTCACAAAAAAATTTGACAGAGTTAGATTTTTGTGCTACTATATACTTGCAGTTAAGAATAGGAGGTGAAAAGAGTGAATACTAGGATTCAACAAATAAGAAAGACTGCGAAGATGACTCAGGATGAGTTTGCCGAGAAAATCGGGGTATCTAAGAACTTTGTTTGGATGATAGAAAAGGGAGAAAGAGTTCCATCAGATCGAACTGTCAAGGATATCTGTAGGGAATTCAAAGTCAACTACGAATGGCTGACTAAGGGAACAGGTGATATGTTCATCCAGAATAAGAGAAAATCCGAGATTGCGGATTTCGTTGGTTCTGTCTTGAATGGCGAAGCAGACAGCTTCAAGGTGCGATTGGTAGAAATACTTGCTAATCTAAATGAATCAGAATGGGAAACACTTCAGAAACTTGCGAACGCTTTAGCGGACAAGGAAGAGGAATAAAAGATAGGGACAGGATGTAATTCCTGCCCCTTTTCTTTATTTCAGTCCCAGAAATGATATTATAAATCTAAATATTGTATACAATTGGTCATGGTCTGCTTTTTCTATCATTTCAATAATCTCTTTCTTATAATCCATAAATAACCCTCCCTGTCACAACTACCGCCTACACTACAGTATATGTCCGGTTTGTGGGAAATATAACCGAACATTCGTTCGTTTTTGCTATTATACCACCTATTCCAACTCTTGGCAACTGCCAATGATATACATGGATTTTCACCATTTCATACATAAACTTTGCAATTTCAAAGAAAATTATGCTTTCACAGAAGAAAAATGCGAGATTGCAGACTTTTTTACCGCCGTTGTCTGCATGCGGATACTTCTGGACAGAATAGTTCTGGTATACCATATACGAATGAACTATCTGCATATCTTTCTGATTATTATTGAAAATTATCTTTTGTGGGGTATGTACAAGACTAAATACCTTATAGATCAGCAAGAGAAGTACAAAGCACTTAAAACATTTCTTTTTCATCTAAATCACTCTATTTCATTCTAAATCTTTACAACGCGTTCTCAAAATGATAAAATAAAAATACCACATATAACCGTACTTTACATAACATTGCAAAATCAGCGGTACAAAATACATAATCCGCATAAAAAGTGCGAAGCGTGGCGATTAAAGCTATTAGGAGGAGCAATTCTATGAGTAAGAAAAAAGGCGGAAAACTCAAATGGGTAGTTTTAGCAGTTGTTGCCATTGGCGTTATCGGTGCCATTGGTGGAAATTCGGATTCAAACACCACGTCTTCTTCCAGCACATCTGCAAAGACGGAATCTGCAAAAGAAACTGATACACCTACACCAATTGAATACACAGCCGTATCAGTCAATGATATGATGTCTCAGCTTGATGATAACGCACTTGGAGCATCTGATAAATACAAAGGGCAATACTTAGAAATCACTGGTAGACTCGGGAACATTGATTCATCTGGAAAATATATCTCCCTCTATCCTGACGATGAATATGCGATAATCGGCGTTCAATGCCAGATTAAAAATGATGAGCAGCGTTCGAAAGTCGCGTCAATGGCAAAAGGTGACACTGTTACATTGAAAGGAAAATGTACGGATGTCGGAGAAGTGCTTGGATATTCTCTTGATATTGATGAAATAGAATAAATGCTAAAAAAGACCGGCTCTCGCTACCAACGGGGACCGGTTTTTAAAAATAAGACAATTCCAGAGAAAAATCTTACCTGCACATTAAGTATATCATCTCCGGGATTGCCATACAAGTGTAAAAAAAGGAGAATGATAAAATGAATGAATCAGTATGTATCTATTTAAGGAAATCCAGAGCCGATCGGGAAGCTGAAGCGCACGGAGAGGGTGAAACTCTTGCCAGACATGAACGGATCCTGTTAGATCTTGCAAAGAAAAAAGAGTACATTGTGGGTGCAATTTACCACGAAGTGGTATCTGGAGAAACTATCGCCGACCGTCCTGTCATGCAGCAACTCCTTCACGAAGTAGAATCCGGCATGTGGGACGGTGTTTTGGTTGTCGAAGTTGAACGACTTGCCAGAGGTGATACTATCGACCAAGGCGTTGTGTCCAGAGCTTTTCAATATTCCGATACGAAGATTATTACTCCTACAAAAATATACGATCCAAACAATGAGTTTGATGAAGAATACTTCGAATTTGGGCTTTTCATGTCCAGACGTGAATATAAGACCATTAAGCGTCGATTGAATAACGGCAGAATCTCATCGGTCAAGGAAGGGAAATACTGTGGTAACAAACCACCTTACGGATACGAAAGAGTAAAACTTGAAAAAGAAAAAGGCTATACCCTCCGACCTGTTCCGGCTCAAGCTGAGGTTGTAAAAATGATATACGCCTGGTATGCCGGTGATGGCTGCGAACAAATTGGAGTTGCGAAGATTGTACGGAAATTAAATGAAATGGGAATAGAGTCTGCACTAGGCGGTGACTGGACTCCTGCCAGCATACAGGGAATCCTGACAAATCCGGTATACATCGGGAAAATACGATGGAATGGGCGAAAAACTGTAAAGACTATACATAATGGACAAGTGGTCAAGACGCGCCCACGGTCCAGGGACGTCCTTATCTGTGGAGGATTACATCCGGCTATCATATCAGATGATCTGTATAATTCTGTACAAGAGATACGCCAAAAGAATCCGCCCCGTCCGATCAGTATAAAAAACACAGTTCGCAATCCGCTTGCCGGAATTGTCTATTGTAGCAAATGTGGTCGCGCCATGGTTCGCCGCCCTTATCAAAAACGTGGACAGGAAGATACCCTCATGTGTCCATATACGTCTTGCTCTACGGTGAGCAGCAAATTATCCATAGTTGAAAAAGCTGTGATTGATGGAATTAGGGATATCGCGGAAGAATATAAGTTAAACAATGATGTTAATACATCTTCAAAGGCTATTGATTTAACAATAATTTCTAAGCAAAATCTTATACGTGAAAAAGAAAGTGAGCTGGAAAACTTAAATACCCAAAAAGCAAAACAATATGATCTGCTTGAACAAGGAATCTACACCACGGAAGTCTTCCTTGAACGTTCCAAAACCATAGCTACGTCTATTCAATCATGTTCTGATATTATTACGAAATTAAGAGAAGAAATCGAACACGATGAGAATATTATGGCGCAACAATCAGATTTTGTTCCACGCTGCGAAGAATTGCTTAATAACTATTGGAACCTTGACGTGGAATCACGAAATAGAATGCTCAAGAGCCTGGTCGAAAAAGTCGTCTACTCGAAAAATATTAAAAACGCTTACGGCAAAAGTAATGAGATCAATTTTGAACTAGACATTTTTCCGAAAATCCAAAAAAATGATTAATGACATCTTCTATGTGCCAGTTCGCCTGCTCATAGATGTTATCAGCAAATAAAAAAAAGAATTCCCGGGGGCGATTCCCCGGGATATTTTTATACTTTTTTGATGTACTTCGCAGAAACAAATCCAAAATACTTTCCGGCTATGCGGATGTAATACCAGTCTGACTTGTCTTTTGCTTTAATGGTATCACATACATCAACCAGATTTCCTTTTGCAAGTGTAGGATAGCTTTTAAGCTGTGCGTTCTCTGTTCCTGCCCATGTGCGGACATTAAGTGTATTTGCAGTCACCTTTCCAACCCATTTCGGAGTTTTGTACAGGGTGGTTGGCGTTGAAGCGTTCGGCTTTTTCGTATTATTCTTAACCAAGTTTGAAAAATCAATCCCTCTTCCTGTAAATCTGAGACGGTGTGTCCATCCATGACTGTACAGGTACCACGGCTGTGTCCGGATCTCGTTTCCAGAATTATCTTTCGTATCTTTTGTACCCTCTGAACTTCTGGCATGGACTATAATGTCCTTATTAACCGCCATCGCTACGTGGTGAGTGGTGTTTAGTTCCAGGTCGCCTTTAATCATCTGTGCATGAGCGGTCTGATTTCTGGCTACAATTTCAAAGCCTACATTGAGCATATTAAGCATATTTCCTGTATAACTACAATGAGATTTAAGATAGTTTGCCTGTTCTATTAATCCATTTTTTAAAAATGCATAATAGTAAGCAGTACAGCAAAGAGAAGAACAATCAAATGACTTAGGATTAGTAATGTTATAAAGACTTCTTACTGCTTGACTATACCCATGGCTATTATCGTTTGCGATTTTCACCGCAAAATCTACGGCATCGTTTCTTATGTTTTGAACAATCTGTTCTTTTGTTAAATTCACTTTTGTTTCTCCTTTCTGGTCAGAATCCCTGTAGTCCTTGTAGAACACATCCATATCTACATTTCCATTAATCCCTGAGACCTTTCCTTTGCTGGAATACTGCCAGCCTACACCAACATTCGGACGCAATCTTTCCTGTACAGAGCCATTATCACTAGCCGGATAACGAGCAATCCAACAGTCATACTGCTTCAGAGCGTCTGACAAGCAATTTTTGTACCAGTCATAATTACAATAGATACCGACTTTATAACCGGCTTTTTTAATTCTGGTAAGAAATGTCACTGCAATGTTCTCAATAGCCTGTTTGCCGAGTTTCCGCTGATTAGACCATTCAAGGTCGTAGAACACTGGGAAGTCCAGTCCACGTCCGTTCAGTGTGGCTATCACATCCTCCGCCTCGTCAATAGCCTGTGCCGGTGTCAGAGCGTATGAATACTTATACCCGCTGATAAGGATTCCGTTGCTCTTGCATCCCTTGTAGTTGTACTCGAATGAGCTATCAACGCCTGTTTTCTGATGGATTCTTAAAATGGCAAACTTGTAACCGGCTTTTGCTACCTTTGCCCAGTCCGGCTTATTCTGATAAGATGAAACGTCAATTCCTTTGATTTCCAACTCTATCAACTCCTTTCAGGAAATATATTTGTGATGATTGTATCTGACCGACTCTTGATTAACCTTTGCACTGTTCCTTATAAATAAGTAGAGGTTTTACGAAAGTTTTCCATTTTTTAATGAATTAAATGGGAATTAATACTAATGGAAATATTGAGTGCAAAACAGTACAATTACAATAATTACAGGAGCGTACATCAAAAAATAAAAAATGCTATCGTACATAAATTCTAGCAAAACCGGTTCCATAATGTTTTAAAGTAATTGTATTATTTATTTTATCAGTAACGACTTCTGCATAAATTGATAAATCCTTAGGGTTATATACTGATATAGTTCTACCTTGAATAGCAAAGTTCAAAGGAATACTTTTTATATCAAGAACTTCCTTATCGCTCTCAAATAGAGCCAGTATTAATGGAGTATTGTACTGATCTGAAATGGCTACTGACCGTTCGTCAGTACCCGATACTGCCAAAATATCTCTATATGAATCACTATTTAATTCATTAATCGCTCCCAGAATCGTTTTGTCGTTCGTTTGAAGCTTTGCAAACACTTTATCGGCGATTTTATTAAGGACAAAGTCTGACAGCTTGCTCAGCACACTCTTTTTCATTCCTGTACCGTCATTAATCAGAAATGCGTCAGTATCAGCTAAGGTACCTCGGTCGGTGTAATTGATATCTTCGATTTTTGCAACTGCATTTCCGACTGCTTTTGCATCTGCAGCTTTACCAGATACCGCGAGGTCTTTATCCGTTCCGGATAAATAACTTCCTGCCGGCTGATAAGCTTTATCGGCATCCGTCTTTGTTACATAATCTTTTCCTTCAAGATATTTATTTACTGCATTTTCTATCTCTTCTGGAGTCAGTCCGCTAATACCTTTCTGACATAAAACGTATAAATATTTCTCTACCCGTGTAATTGGATCCGGGACATTTCCGGTATAACTCCCAGTTAATTTAGCAAGATATTTCTCTTTTCTTGTTATCGGATTATCTATCATAGTTACTCCTTTCTGAATGAATTTTACATTCCGAGACTGTCTATTTTAATTATATCACGTAGACGATTTATAGTTCTGTACCAATCAACTAATAGTGCGGTCAGGACTGAGATTTTGAGGTTATTTCGGTGAATAAGGGCTTATTTGAGATTTTATGGAAAATGCGCTCTTATTTGCAGTTTTGGGGGCCTTATTTGATGAAATTAGTGTTCAAATAAGCAAAAACAATCTTTTCCTTGGCTATTGAAACGATCTTGATTAGGCACAGATTTTTGCAAAATTATTACAGTGCAATCGGGCCGAAATTGTAATTAAAAAGATATTTCGTCTATATATCCGTTTGATTTATGCACATATAATTTGCTATTTTTAGCTGTTAATGCAGTAATCTTAGACGGTGAATAATCGTACACTAAGGTAGCTTTTGTATAGGTTTTTGTATTAATTTTAATAATCAAACTAGGGTTGACAAGAACAAACATATCAGTTCCAATAAAAGTAATGGTTTCAAATGATCCATTTTGCCATTTTTCACCATCGTCATTTTTGCCACTATACACAAGAAGAAACTCCCCGTTTTTCAATAAATAAACATCGGAATCATTGCTCCATATATAGGGGTCGTTTTTTCGGATTCCTGTAAAAAATAGTCTATTTCCATCTGTGCCCAAATAATTACGCTCAGTCGAAACTGGAACAAGGAAATTGGGGGATACTTCCATTAAAGGCGCAATGATACGGTAGGTATTAGACGTTGATGTTGTTACTATTGACTGCATATAAAGCTTTCCGTTAATTTCGAATTCGTTTTGTAGCATCGTATCGTTATGTAAAAACTCAAAATAATCTTCAGATTGGGCGGTGACTGTGTATGAGCTTACGCGCCCACCATTACGATATTTATGAATTTTGAATGTATATGTTTTATCACGTCTATTATAATGTCGAGCCAAAATATAAAACGTATCATACGTGTCTACAAAAAAGCCATAAACAATGGCATTTGACGAATCTGGAAATGATTCTGAATTTGAATATTGAAAGATTATGTCGCCTTTGTCGGAAAGCTTGAGAAACTTTATTATTTTTTCTTCTCCACTAGAGTTATAAGTCGACCGTATCGCATAAAAACAATCTTTGAATCCAATTACTCTGGTTCTTCTGTATTGCGTCATCCCGGGAATAGGAAGTTCGTGAACGACTTCATTCCCGCCTACACAAGTAGCATATATTTCGCTAATGCCATTTTTTAATTTCCCCAATATTCCAAGTTCAATACCGTTCGTGCTAACAAGCTTATAGTAAAAAAGTTGACCGCGTGTAAAAGCACGATCAGACACATCTGTTTTTATTGAAATGCCTTGTTTTTTTTTCCATAATAATGTATTGCCACCCCATATCTCACTTGTTTCCTTACCCTTGACAGGAAATCCAGTGATTTCCTGTCTGTTCAAAAATGCTTTATATATCATCCAATCAGCCCTCCTCGAATGTGAAATAAAGTGTATCTGCCCGGTCGGTTCCTGCGGCTACCAGAGCGTCATAATCAGCTTTTTTGATTCGCTTTACACATCTTAATTGTGCCTTTTTTAATTGTTCAGAAGTACTGCCAGAACCACTTGAAAAATCGTCTATTGTTGCGGGACTAAATTCGGAACCCGAGCCATCCGTGAACTCTGCATAACTAATGGTCGGCATTTCAGACCTTGTTCTGTTGATTGTGGATGTGATCTCAGGCGTGTTCTTACCTAATTGCTGATTGTTTCCATTGTACGGGGAATTATTGGTAGTGTATGTGTCAATAAGCCCTGTAATGCCTAATTTCAACGTCCTGCTCATAATATAACTGTGAATCACCCACTGTATTGCAGAACCGTCCTCAGAAAGTTTGGAATGCGTCATTTCCACGGTTTGGCCAACCATATTGAACGGATTCCCTTGTACTTCCACAGAGTATCCCTGTGCCCGATAATACTGCTTTTTGATAATGTCCTCTGCAACCGTTCCGTAACAGATTGCATACTTCGGTTTTGTTCGGGTGTAATCCCCGTACTCATTCGCATCGTAGGCGTAATTCAACCAGTCTTGGTTGCCTACAAAAAAGCTATTTCGGTTGTAGAAAACATTCCTTTCATAAGCATCTTGCGCGGTCGGTTCGCCGGATGTAAATACTTCGCCGGACGGGTCTGGGTCGGTGTAAACATAGTTAAAATACCACACTCTGCCCTCAGTTGCCTTGAAACTTTTAAATCTGTCAAGATGCACTGCGGACTCGTAAAAATCAAATGTTTCAACGCCGGAAACTGTCGTGCCACGGTGTTTGCAGTTCTTTTTAAGCTTTTTATACTCGAATTTTCCATCACGATTCATCCATCCAAAAACATTGTTTTGCAGACATAAATCTTCCAGTATATTTACCACATTCATTTCAGAAGAGTTGGCGGTATTGGGTACATATGCACTGTCATATTTGAGTTTTACATCGACTTGTTCAATGCCAAGATACTTGAATAAAGCATCTCTGAACTGCTTCTGTGTGAACACCATTTGCTTATCTTTTGTGTTGTTTTTATACCACCATGCAATGTCAGTATTGCGTAATTTGTACAGATAATCATATGCCACAATGGTACGAACAAACGAATTTGCATCACGTTCTCCTGTCGCAATTTCGCCTGTAAAAATCTTGATTTCTGTGCCTTTGCATTCAAGATAAACCTCGATTTTTCCAGACGGATAAGTGGTTTCGTCTGTCCCGACAAACTGCGGATGATAACATTTAAACGTGATTTGGTTCGAGATGCAGCCACCAAAAATGAAGTATGCTTTTTTGCATAACGACTCCTGTAATGACAAGGAATTGGACTGGATATGTTCATTTGTTAAGTCCTCAAATTCACCATTTATCCAATGCACTTTTACGTTGATTGGGTCGGTATTATCTTCGAATGGATTCGTTCCATCCTTGGTTACTTTGATTTCAAATTCATCATATCCAATGAACGTTTCTATTCCGTCAATTTCAGTTTGATAAGACACTGTGATGGTTTTTGTCCCGGCTTTAGAACTATCAAAACCAGATACGGTGTAATCTGTGATTTCTTTTTCTGTATTATCTGTCCGCAAAGCCACAATAACCAATCCAGTCGGGTCAAATGTTTCACCTACTCTGTAATAGGTTTTCTCCGGGTAATGTGCGATTCGGATTCCTTGCAGTTCATACACAAGAACTTTGAATGCAGCGGTATGATTTTTATACGTCACTGTGATTTCTTTTTCACCGATTGATGAGCTATCGAGTTCAGAAACAGTGAATCCAGATGTTATCGTCCCAGATGTTCCATCGGTGTATTTTGCCAAAACTGTCAACCCGGTAGAATCAAGTGCATCACCTACAAGGTATTCTTGCTTTGTGGGCGGTGTTTTAATTTCTATGCCAGATATGTCAACAACCAGAATTGAGAAATCCACGGTTTTTCCATCGAATGTAACCGTTACAGTTTTATTTCCGTACGTGGACATATCCGGACTTGATAAAGTATATCCTGTTGCCTGTGTGGACGTGTTGTCGGTGTAATACGCAGTAATCACAAGACCTGTAGTGTCAAATGGTTCGCCTACGAAATATCTAGTTTTGGTAGGCATATGGGAGACTTCAATTCGAGTTGCCAGGATTAACCATGTGATTGTACCTGTTGCTCCCCATGGAGAGCCAGAAATTTCATTAGTTTTCTTATTTAATGTGATATTTGTTGTTGCAGATGTTTTGAAAGCGTTTTCGCCAATGCTTGCCACGCTTGCAGGAATAGATACGTCTGTGAGCTGTGTATCTTTAAAACATTCTTCTGGAATTTCCGAAATACCATTTTCGATAGATATAGTTTTTAATTTTGTATTTCCAGAAAAAACAGCTGCTTCAGAAAGAACAACATCTTTTTTCAAAGTAAGGTTTTTCAAATTAGGTATGAGATACGCTGATATAATATCCCCACCACGAATCGTCAGTTTCTTGCAATCAGGTATCATCCTTATGCAATCATACTCATCATCAAATGTTGCATTCTTTCCTCCAATTTCCACATATTCAAACGTTGCATCAAGGAAGGAGTATTCTAACCATTTTAGCGATTCTGGCAATATAACATTTTTTAATGAATGGCAATTTTTAAATAAAGGGCCTTCAAGCGTTTCTAACCCTTCGTGGAAAATTAATTCCGTCAAATTAGGACAAGATGTAAATGAACCCATGCCGATTCCTTTAACTGATCCTGGAATCTCGAGTTCAGTTCCTAAAAAGACAGGAAAAGTATGTTCCCCAATGTATCCAATTGTATTTGAAAAACTAACATAAGTTATATTGTTGAAGCCTTCTGCAAAATCACTTGGTACATCTGTAAGCCCTTCGCTAAAGATCATTTTTGTGCATCTTGTAAAAAGGCTATTGGGAACGCCTATATTTTCGCTGTTGTCATCTAAATGCGAAAAGTAACCTTTTCCAGATACAGTCAACGTATTTGTATTGAGGTCAAATTCGGCTGTTACATCTTCCTCATTTGGGGATCCAATATGTACGGAGAAAGAGTCACATACTGTGACATTTGCAATGCCTGTGGCACCGAAATATTTAATATTAATAGGGGTTACCCCGGCATCTGTAACTGTAATATTTTCGACAGTATAACCACTTGTTACGGTTTCCGAACCGTCTGAATATTCGACAGTTATGCTGTCTATATTCAAATCTGTCACATCACCTACAAAGTAATATTCTTTCCAAAAAGAAATATTTGATATTCTTTCTGGTTGCATAATAGTGACTGCAAATGTACAAGTGAAACTACCGTAATGAACCGCAATTTCACATTGTTTTGGAGAGCTACTGTCAAAACCAGAATATGTACAATCTTTTGTGACATCTATAGTATTTCCATCACTTGCCGTTGCAGTAACCACAATGCCTGTAGAATCAAATTCTTTTTCTATGTGGTAATTTACCTTGTTTGGCATAGTAGTTACTGATATGGTGGTAATAGAAGCTTCTAAGACGGAAATCTCAAATGTTGTAGTCTTACCAGACGCAGTAACGGTTATAATTTTTGTTCCTGCGGAACTGCTGTCAAATCCTGATAATTCATAATCTGTAACACTGGCTGTTTCTCCTGTAGTTGAGGTTCCTGTTATTTCAAGCCCGGTGCTATCAAATAATTCATTCTGATAATATGTAGTCCTATTTGGCATTTTTGAAACAGTTATGCTAGCGATTACTAAATCAGAATATTTTTCATAAGTAATCTCCTGAGATACGCCTGCATTTTTGAGTAGAATCGAAATTGGCACTGTGGATGATACAGAAATATTCAGATTAGTTGTGTTATTTCCATCAGTTATTGATGATGCACCGGTATATGAATTATCTGTCGGAACTTGAACAACATTAATAAATAATGTCTGTCCCTCTATCAAGAATAATTCGTATTTCAGCGCATATGATGAAGATGTACTTGAAAAATATACATATCCTTCAACTCTGATTTTGAGGAATCTTTTTCCTGATGTGAGTGTCCCCTCTTGACGGTAAACATAATAAATCGCACCATCCCTACGCCAGATTTTGAGTTGTTCGGCGTTTTGCCCGAATCCGATGAAATTGTTACCGGAAACATATATGGTACTGGCGGTCTTTCCTGCGTAGGTAAACCAATCAACACCTGAGACGCTAACTACATCATCATCGTGCTTCGTGTTGCTGACAATAGCAGTCATCCCGGCTGTCGTATTCAATAAACTGTCAAAAGATACTGTATCTGCCATAATCATCCTCCCGTCTATAAAATAAAAGAGCACATGAGCTGTGACACCCATGCACTCTGGTTGTTAGTATTCGATCAGTGCGATTCGGATGCTTGAATAAAATACCATCCCTCTTTTTTTATCAATTTCATTGATTGTAAAGTCAATATCTGGAACATATATTTTTGCATTCGTATATGTATTTGTTTCGTCATTCCAGTAGGTGATATTTGCTTTACGCTCTTGTTTATTGATAATTGAGGAATTCATTACATTTTGAATTTTTATTTTTTCTTCTAGGGTTAAATCGTCAACTGTTTCAAATTCTATTTTTGTACGATAATGTGGAAGTGTGTCCCTGTGCAAATATCCTTTTGTATCTGTCCACGGATCACTTTCAAGTCTTTGATTCGGTGTGCTTTTCCATGTTGCTCTTTTGATAAATTCATGTGGAAATTCTTGAGTCCCGAATTTTAATAGCCATCCCTGAAAATTCCCTGAACTAAATTCGCTCATGCGCTCACCTACCCTTCAAAGATTCCGAAGCCTGTCCGGTTCCTGTATTGTCCATTCTGATCGCGAAGCCAGCGGATAAATTCATTTCCGTCAATATTCAGTACAATGTACTGAGGAGAACTTCCACCATTGTTTCCGGATTCCCTCAGAGCATCCATCATTGCCTGCTTCATGGTCGAAAGAGGAGATACAACCTCTGTCTCGCGCTTGTTATCACCGAGGATTGCTGCAAACTCTCCGGCGTTACGTGGCACGACTGTACCTTTTGCCAAGTATGGAATCTGCGGTGCTGTCATGGTCGGGATCGTAAATCCCCAAGTACTTCCTCCAATCTTCGGCACCCAGTTAGGAACCTTTATCTTCAAATGGTTTAAAACTCCAATAGCCGTATTGACGCCCGAGATAATTCCACGAATCATTCCATTAATTAGTGCAATAACCCCATTGATAGGCACTTTCGCAATTCCTACCAGTGCCTCGAACACGCCTTTGAAGATATTCTTTACACCTTCCCACGCACGTTTCCAGTCGCCTGTAAATACACCAACAATAAAATCAATCACGCCGCCAAGGGCTTTTAGTATTCCAGCAACTACTTCACTTACTGAAGCAAGCAATTCCAGAAATACATTGCCAACGATACTAAGAGCACTTGCTATTTGTGGAGCCACATTACCAATAATGAACTTAACAAGAGGCACTAATACGCTTTCCCATAACAGTTTCAGCGCATCTACAATCTTTCCAATCAATTCGATTGCGTTATGTATAGCATCGCCTACCGGTCCTGCCATGATCTCACTAATCTTAGCTGCCAGTTGGTCTAATACAGGCACTATATAGCTGTTATAGGCGTTTAAAAATACTGTGAGTATTTCAGATAGCCCGTTAGCAAGAGAATCGAAGAAAGGCTTGATATGAGCATCATACATGGCAATAAGCTCATCCATAGCAATCTGCCACGCATCTGCGATAGCTGTAATTACTGTTTCTATTGGCCGTAATGTATTCTCAATAGTCTGCTTAATCAGTTCGGCATTCTCCTGTAATGGAACCAGGAGCAGGTTGATAGAATCTCTAAGCATCTGCCCGGTCAACGTCAATGCCGTCATAACAGTATCTGATATGATCTGTATCACACTTCCTATGATATTCTGAGCGGTTTGTCCGCCAAACACAGAGAATATATCTGCGAAAACTGCCGATAAATCACCTATTTCATCTGCGATTTCTCCAGAAACATCGAACATCTTGATAATAAATTTCTTGATTCGTTCAACGTTCTTCGACAGGTAAGATTCCATTCCCCCAACAAGTGCAGTTGCCAGGGTAAGTCCAATCTTTGCTATTGCACCGGTTATCTTTCCGAGATTCTTAACTACCTTTTTCGCAAATTCTGAAGCAGCTTTTTTGACGTCAGGATCCGTAAAGATATCGATCAGATACTTCTTGATATTTCCAAGGTCACTGATTAGCTCATTCAGCATTGGCTTGTAGTCTCCAAGTCCCTCAAAGAACCCGCCCTTGAAGATATCTCCAAGTTCTTTTAGCTTTTTCGCCAGTTTTTCTACTGCGCTGGTTGCCTTGTCTGCTTCGTCTGACACATCGGCAAGCTTTCCGTAGTCCACGTTGCCAATATCCCCGATTCCTGTATCTACTATAGCCGGAGTTTTTGTTGAGCTGGGAGTATCTGAGCTATCCTTGCCTATAACATTCAACTCATCAAACGATGCAATGTTCTTCTTCAGTGCCTTATTCTGCTTTTTCAGTGCTCCTGTGCTGTCCTTCGTGGAATCTGTTACATTCTGCGTAGCATCAGCCAGACTATCAGCTCCATCCGCAGCGTTGCTATAAGCGTCTTCTGTGGCTGACAGGTCTGTTCCGGTAAGTCCTGCTCCACTAGCTCCCGTCTGCCCAGATGATTTATTTCCGGTTATCAGCTCCGTAAAGGACTTAAAGGCGTTTGCGACTGTGGCAAGTTTAGCCAGTAAGATATTGATCACTTTTATGACCGGAGTGAAAATGTTAATCAGTCCTTGTCCGACTGTGGCTTTCAGGGACTGAATCTGTAGCTGCATCACTCTCATCTGATTCGCCCAGCTGTCAGATGTTCGGACGAAATCACCAGATGCAGCTGATAACTGTTTCTGTACAAAAGCCAGACGGAGCGCAACTTTCTCCTGTTCGGTCATGGCGGATGTGGTTTTGCCGTAGCCATTTGCAAGTGCATACTGGTCTAGTGCCGACTGGGTCATTACCACACCGAGGTCCTTGAGCGTTTCCGTTTCACCAGTAAACACGGATTTTAGCTTGATATAAGCCAAGTCCTGACTAATGTTGTAGAATGATGCTACATCACCAGTCAGCTGTGTTAGAGCCGTTGACATGTCGTAAGCCTGCGCTTCTGAGAATCCGAACGACTTAGACATTGCTCCGAACGTTCCGACATACTGTTTTGCCATTGTTTCAGATAATCCGGCTGAGGTCATGGCGTTCTTTGCAAATTCATTGACCTTATCCGACATGGTGGTAAATGTAACATCAACCACGTTCTGTACTTCTGCGAGGTCAGAGCCGAGTTCCAGGCATTCCTTGCCGAACTGCACTAACTTGCCAACTGCAAACGCTCCACCAATCAGCAGACCGATTTTTTTTACAGCACTCCCAAGGCCGTTAAATGACTGTTTTATAGCTGATACGCCATTTTGGACACCGGTTGTGTCCATTCTGGTATCAATAATGACTGAGCCATCAGCAGCCATGTGTCCACCTCCTAACTATTTGAGGTTCAACATCTCATTCAGCGCATCCTTGTACGCTTGCTCCTCATCGCTGAGACGTATTTTTATATCAATAATGTTCTTGTTATCGTGATAGAATTTCTTTTCCCATTTATCCAGGCGCTCTCCGTGAGCTTTCTTTGAACGGATTCCAACGACCGTGTTGAACAGGCATTCACCGGATTCCATGAAGTATCCGAAGAACGTCCACCAGTGCATATAAGGTACTGATCTGATTTCTTTACCAGCAACCTTGTTTACTGCCGGCACAATCATATCTGCATCCTGCTCCCAATCCATCAAACGGGGTTTTGGTTTGTTTGAGTTATCATCAGTCTGTCCGCAGTCAATAAATTCACATGCTTTCTGGCAAGCTTCAGATAAGTGTTCCGGCGGTATACTCTGCCAATCCTCGAACAGAATCTGCAACATAACAACTGCTTTTGCCTGCTCGTCTAATTCCGGATCATTCATTGCAATGAGAATATCAATAATCGCTCGAAAATCTGTTCTGATAGAAAAATCCACCCCACTGATATTTAGTGAGGTGGGTAACTCATAGGCGGTCATTTTGTATACTTCTCCGTGTACTTATTAGCTGCTGCCTGCATTTTCTTCTTTCTCTTTTCAATTACCGGTGCAATTGCTTCTACAATTTTATCCAGAACAATGTAAACGAAAACCTGACCATTTCCAAATACAGTAGTTGCTGTGATTGGCTCTTTAAACAGGTCTTTTGATGCTTCATATCCGAGCAGATAGTTGATTTTATCTTCAATCTGTTTATTCAGTTCAGCCATTTCTTTACCTGATGTGGCTTTCTGAATAGAATCTTCGAACTGTTTAAAGTATTCTATTACTTCTTCCGCACGTGCTGCGACATTGATATCGGTTGGATTAAGCTTGAAAGAAGAAAAAACTTCGTCTTCGTTATTCGTGAATGTGAAATTAAGAATTCCATCATCAATATTTGTGTTAATTGTCTTTGCCATTTTCTACGCCCTCCTAAAAATTATTCGCTGTCAGCTGTGAATGATCCGGAAGTAATGTCAAATTTACCTTTGACACGCTCACCGGTATAATTGACGGTAAATGGAATCTGATATCCAGATGTATCACCGCCGTAGGAGGTCGGCACAACGTAGCAATCCTGCTGGTATGCTTCATACTTGCCTGCTGCGGCTTCTGTCCAGAGATGAACCTCGACTGCTTTTGTCTTGAGGTTATCGTCTTTGAGGCGTCCATCTACGATCTTCTGTAATGCTGTGAACAGATCGGAAGTAGTGTCTGCATAGAACGGATCAGCGTCAGAAGAAACTTCATAGCCGTTATGCTTGAATGTGGATTCTCCAAGAATGTTTTTAGATGTTTCAGTATCTGGATTGAGTTCTACATTGTACTCTTCCAGGTCCTTTCCAAGACGCTCATATTTTGGCGTCAGCCCTCCGCAGAGGGAACCTGCATCAATGTAATGAGCCATATATTTACGGTCAATCTTGCCTGTAACTGCCATAGAAATGTCCTTTCTGCCTATAACTTTTAAAAGGCTGTGTAGGTTAGCGACTATCTCTAATTGATAGCCGGTTGTTACTTGTTATATTACTTCATAAGTGTTTTCGTATCTCACTGATAATGGCAATAACCAATCCTGCACACCACTTTCCTGTGGCTCTAAGCCATAGGAATTATCACGAGTGATACGTTTTATTACTCTTCCTTGTGAAAGCTCTGGAAAAGCAGATAAGCGCGTCTCAGAGCCGTTTATGACAACTGGTTCCCGACATATCCATTTGCCGAGATTGTCAAGGAATTTCTGAACAGATAACTTCTGCCGTTCCTTATCGGATGCCGTGCGGTAAACCACATAAAATGGATACTGGCATACCTGATGCATTACTCCGCATACATCTTCTTTCTCTGAATAAATCAAGGCGCCGTTATCTGCCGAGAACGCAATTCCTGATTCTTTGCCGAGTTCTTCAAATTTGATTGTTTCGTTTTCATACAATCCCGGATACTGGTTCAGAAGTGCTTTCATGGCATCTGTCAGAATCTCATATCCGGTTACATCTTTGCCAATTGGCTTATCTGCCATGTCGTCCACCTCCTGCTTGTGCTTTTACTTTGCGAATCCACGTACTACCGTATTGTCGTTTTGCGGCATCAAACCAATGGGCTTGTGCCCGTGGGTGCGCTTGTTTGGTGTATTCAAGATTTTCCTTAGCTGCTGTCTGTCCGGAGAACTGACTAACAAGGACTTTCTTCGCATACTGCCGAGCGTAAGGGCTTCCAGTCAGCTCGTCCACCATCGTTTTTCCCATATAAAGAAATCTGCCATAAGGTTCTGCCGCCGCACAAACAAAGCCTGTGCCTTGCATAGAGGAGCTTCTTGCCCTTGTCTTATTGATAAAGTCTCCTGAAATCATCGGCATAAACGGAACCATACTGTCCATAACCATTCCATCAAGTAGATACTGCGCTTCTTGATACTGTCTGGAGAATCTGTCCATATTCAGCTTAATTTTCATATCTCCATCAACTACAGAGAATCCTTTGAAATGATGAATTTTACTCATATTACTTACCCAGAATTTCGAAGTGTGGAATCAGTGTATACGGACCACCTACACTGGTAATCTTAAACACGTTATCCTTGTTCTCGTTCATGTACTGGTAGAATCCGTTTCGGTAATCACTGTCAGTTACTATTCCACCAGTCCACTCACCCTCCCAGAAGAACGATTCATCTGAGAATGTGATAGTATCTTCCAGAGCGTTGTTAATCTGTCTTTTCCACTCTTTAACTGGCATCCATGGAAGAATCTTGCCGTCTTTATCAGTAATGGTTATGTCACCGTTCTGGACAGTATAACGGATGTGTAACTGTGCGTTGTCTGTTGCGTCTGGCCCGTACTTTTTAAAAATTGCTCCTTTGTCCGTAATAAGGTCAACACCGGATAAAACATGAGGGTACCAGTACGCATCTCCTGTTGTCGGACTCTCATAATAATTGAAAATCGTCAAAGTTTTTTCGTACATGATACCCTCTCCTTAATTATTCTTTCTGCACTGTCTGCTTAATAACCTGATTTACACCAGTGGCCGACAATCCATTAAACATACCGACTGCAACCGCCGTGATATAATCCGTTGCCGGGAAATCCGGGATAATTCCCATTCCGACTGCTCCGAGAATCCCGCCAGTAACCGCCATGATTACTGGAATCCATTCATCAGAGATTCTTTTTGATGCCTTACAGCCCATTCCTACAATGTAGCAGATCATAACGATTGCTATACATGAGCCAAGCGTTGAAATGTCCATAATCATACCTCCAAATCAACTTTTTCCATAACTGCCCTTGCTTCCAGAACAGCAATATAATCCGTCATTGCTCTTACCTGCATATTGTAAGTGCTTCTCGGACAAGTAGGAGTAAATGGGAGTTCTTCTTTATCCCATTTTTCAAGCATGTTCGCAAGTTTCTTATATCGAATAACCACCTGCATATACTCTGCCTTAAAGCGTTCCTTGTAATCTGCACTATTCATCATTTCAACGGTCTGTTTTAATTCCATCATTTCTATCACACTCCTGCATACAATACTGGTATTCCATCATCCGTCCTTACTCCCATCAGAAGTGGCAAAGCTGTCTTAAGAAGCAAGTCGTTCGTTTTCTGCACATCTCCGGCGGCGGCATATACCGCACTCCATTCCTTCGCACTCGCCCCAATCTGCTGCGGGGTTGCGTAAGAGATGGATTCACTGCCAGATGATACAGATGTTACAATGCCTGTCGAGATGTTCCCGACATTTATGTCGGTTACATTTGCCGATGCCTGATTAATTGCATTCTTTTCGGCAAGCTCAATCTGATACATTAATTCAGCCAATGAACAGACTGCCTTTTTGATGCGCTTCTTCGCGCGTTCGTTTGTTGGCAGTCCGTCCACCAACCTATCGGATGTCATCAAATCCACGAAATCACTGGCTCTTTCCGCCAGCCGTGGAAAGTCGGTTTCTGGCACGACATTGCCGAATGATTCTGTATAGAATTTATAATCTGCATAAGCCATGCCAGCTACCTCCTACTTAATCATCATTTTGCTGCTACAGTCGCGTGTCCTGCGCTCAGTGCTTTATAGGTACTGTCGCACTCAACCACTGTGATTACCTGTCCTGTTGTTGCGGTAATGTCAGATTTTCCATCCCACGCGTTCCAGTTCTTCACATTCTGTCCGTACTCTACGGAAGTCTCAGATGATGCAACTTTGTACTTATATACATTCCCTGCGCTTACTTTTGCCGGAGTAACAGTCACTTTTGTATCTCCGCTCTTACTTCCTGCTACGGAGTTTACAGTGAGAGTTCCAAGTGTCTGAGTTGCGTTGATAGTTCCAACAGCAATAGCGTCAATGTACTCTGCAAAGAGAGTAAGTCCCATGATTGCGAATGCCTCTGAAACTGCTGTGTGATAATTGCCCTGTGTATGGAATCCGATCAGATTTGTTTCACCGGATACAGTGTATACAAGACCTGCTCTTGCGAAATCAGATTCGTTCGGATCCACATAATAAAGTACGATGTTTTCAACAGGGGTAGCGATAACCTGTCCTCGCGGGATTTCCTTTTCGGATAACAGGAAGATGGTATTGAAGCCCATGAAATCTTTCATGTACTGGAATCCGAACTGGTTCTGAATAGTGATCTCAGCTGCTCCGAGATATTCATATACATCCAGAATGTTGACAAATCCAACAACGCCAGTCACATTTCTGCGCATCTGTTTGAATTTGTTTTCTACACGACCCTTAGCCATTGCCAGAGCCATCTGGAAAGTGGTTTCCGTGAATGAGAGAGTACCTGTTTTTAGATAATCATAAAATCTTTCAGTAACATTGGTCTGAAGCTGGAAGAGGAATTCATCATCAGTCATCTGAACAGCGTTCTCGTAACCGTGATCCTTGATTGCTTCGATAGATACAGCCTTTGCGTATTTCTCGATAGTCATTTCTGCATAGGGTTTTTCTTTTACAACGAATTTGCTGTAAGGGATTTCCTCGCCCTCACCAACATTTCCGTTCTGTAATGTACCCTCTGCATATTTTGATTTAAGAACCGCTCCGGGTGTCTTTTTGATTGGACGCATGATACCAAGGATTTCACGTAAGTGTTCCCAGTTCCGTTCGAAACGGGTAACAAAATCAATCTCACGTGCTGTGACCTGGATATCATTAGTCATGATAAGATTAGCTTTTGCTGCCATATAAAATCCTTTCTGCCCATAATTGTATTGGGTTAGCGGCTATACTCTGGCGTATAGTCGGTATAAAAATCACTGGAATAACTGGATATTCTGAGCAATTGCAGCCTGTCTCTCGGACGGGTCTTTGATTGCTTCGATATCTTTCTTTGTCATGTTTCCCGGTGTCTTCTGCTGCCCAACATGAGTAGTAAACCTTGCCTGGTTCTGCTGAGCCTGCTGCTGAGATTCATCCACGAAAGCGGAAGCGTCAGACTGTTTCATCTGCTCAATCAGGTCGTTCAGCCCGAGGATTTTACCATCTTTCAGTTTGAGGCCTGCTTCTTTAATATCTGCCATAACAGACTTCTTTGCAGCTTCGCTTGAAAATTTAACATCGTCGAGTGCCGCTTTCAGAGCATCTGAGAAATCACGGTCATAGATTTTTGCATTGAATTCTTTCTCTGCATTTGCCGCTTTCTGTTTCCAAGTCTCTAACTCGCTTTTAACATTTGCCGGGTCGATACCATCAAAACTTTTTAAGGTTTCTTCTGCTGTCTCGGCGCGTTCTTTCCAGTCATCACGTTCAGCCTCGACTTTTGACAGAGTTTTTGCTACTTCTTTTGCATTCTTATAATGCTCAGAAAGTACTTTCTTCACATCTGCCTGCTTGTCCTCCGGGATTTCAATTCCATACGATTTTAATGTGTCAATAAGTTTCTGCATAACATCCTCCTGGTCGTGTTTATTGACCTGCCGCCGCAGGTAATGGATTAAGCCAGTTAGACCACTGGCAGGGTAACTGGAATAACAGGAATCGAACCTGTGACACTCTGATTAACAGTCAGATGCTCTACCAACTGAGCTATATTCCATTAACCCGGATTCCCGGGTTAGCAAGGTATTTAACGTGTTATGCCTGCCACGAGTTGTTTCAGATATTTATTTCTTTTTTTAAAGAAAAGTATGAATGACAAAAACCTTAATCAAGGAGGTGTGCCATCTTGCGTGCCAGACGGCAAATACACACGACAGGATTCGAACCTGTTTAACTTTCCATCAAAGCGTGTGTACCAGCTACTTTAAGAAAGGAGGATAAAACGAAAATGTTAAAACAACCGTTGTGCTTTCCACTGCACAATTACATTATAACAGATTTATTTTAACTACCTCTCTACCACTTTTTGTGTTTTTAGAGCATATCGCGAAGTTTTTCCACGTATCTCTTGACAAGATCACGTTCCTCTCGGCACTCTGCATCCTTGGACATATCACTCATTTCTGTAGTGAGTTCGTCCAGATGTTCTTCCAGAGCAGCAAGCATCTTCCTCTTGCAGTCCTCAGACTTTCCGGAACGATAGCTTTGCTTCTGCGTCATGTAGTCGTCATAAGCATCTCGTCCGTCAGAACGACTGTAATGCCCTCTGACATAATGTTCACCACGTCTGGCGTAAGAACTGCCCCTGTCGTAATCTGGCATCATTCTGCCATCGTTTGCACTGTATCTCCCCATGCTATCACGCTTTCTTCCACGTTCGCTGTAATCGTCATTGTATCCGCTACGCATCTCATCAAGGACAGCGTTGTAATACTCCGCTTTCTTATCCCAGTACTGCGTGTTCTTTATATCTTTGTACATATCAATCAGCTTGTATGTCATTTCCAGATTTCCAGTGGTCAGGCCACTATCTGCGATTTTTGCAAGCTCGTCTTCTATCCTTGCGCATAAGTCTTTAATATCTCTCATAATCATACCTCCTACGCTTCTCTGGTCACAACAATGTTTGCATTCGCAACAGAAACGGCCTGATCGCTTATGTTTTCTACCGCAATATTAACGCAACATCCACGAGGTACATCAATATAGATGCCAGAGGACACATTATTGTACTGGTCTACTGCTGCCGGTGTGGAAATCATCTGTGAAGATAATACAGGTTCGCCAGAGATTGCAATAGCCAGAGAAATAGCTCCGACAGTACCGCCCGTTGGAATTGCGATATTACCAGAAAAGTCCACGAAGAATCTAGCTTTACACTGATTGGTTAAACCTCTCAGTGTAATGATTCCACTTCCCTCTCTGTGCTGAATGCAGTTAGACCCTTTGACTGCTATGTTTGAAAATACTACGTTTCCATTTGCTGCTACAGTCTGAGCAGCTACATTTGTAAATTCTGACATAAAAATACTCCTTTCATATCACAAAAGGACAGGTCTCAGCCTGCCCCTCTGTGTAATACGGCATAAGCCGACATCCGAATCAATCGAAAGATACTCTCGATATGAAGTTGTTAACAATTGCACCCAGCATTGCATCCACATCCGTAATATGTGTTCGGGTTAGGAACCTGGTATGCCGGAATCGGCGCTGGATTAATCGCATTAATGAGCTGCTGTGTCTGTGAAGCCATTGCAGTTGTGAGAAGTGCGCTCTGGCGGTCCTGAGAAGCAGCACGTCTGAGGTCGTTATTTTCAGCCTGTAAGTTGGAAATCTTCTCGTTGCACAGGTAATCAAGGATTGCCCTTGCTCCGGCGTTCTGGCTGTCGATAATGTCTCTAGTGTTGTTGTTCATGGTGTTCTGCAATGCACAGGTATTCTGTGCCATGTTGTAGTTTATGCCCTGGATTGCTTCTCTGGTTTCGCAGCAGCAGTTTGCAAGCTGTGCCTGGAGTGCATTGGCATTCTGCATATTTGCTACAGTGTCAGCGTTAATAGCCTGCTGGATGCCGAAGCCAGTCTGCATGATGTTGGTGTTGATTCCATTAAATCCGGTAAGCATACCGTTGTTCATGGCATAGAATCCATCACAGAGACCGTTGTTGATTCCGTCAAGTTTGCTGATTACTGCGGAATTGTCGAATCCTCTCTGAATATCTGCCTGAGTAGCTGCTGTAGCTGTATATCCACCGCCGTTGCCATTATTGCCCCATCCGTTGTTTCCCCATCCGAAGAAAGCAAAAATGAATAAGACAATAATCCACCAGCTACCATCTCCGCCAAACATGCCGTCGTTATTTCTACCGTTTCCAGTAGCAGCGGCAATATCTGCTAAGCTATAATTTCCATCCATAATATAATCTCCTTTTTGTGTATTTACATCAATCTGGCCAGATTGTAATGTACTATTTCATTCCTTTCAACATGTGTTGGAATTGTCCTGCCATCTGTTGGACCTGATTAAGTTGCTGTTGAGAAATCTTCCCAGACTGTAACATCTTCTGGACTTCTTCCTTTGGGTCTCCCTTAAAATTCTGCTTAAACTGCATAAACTGCTGTATCATCTGCATTGGACCGTTGCCCTGCGGCATTCCACCACCGAGGGCGTTAAATAATGGATTACTCATCTGCGTTTCCTCCCTTGACTGCTGATTCCTGTACGGTATTAGCCCTAACAGGTTCAGAAAATGAATTTAATCGGTTTATAATAGCTTCGTATTTGCCTTTCAAATCATCGTATTCCTGTCGAGTAACATATTTACTGTCCATGTTCTGAACAGGCTGTTTAGGTGGCATCTGAGTGCCTATCTCGTGGTATTCAAATGTCCGCAGTGGCTGTGGCATACCAGAAACATCTGTAGATTTTATATAAAATTTCTCTGATTCTGAATCCATCAGTAAAACGCTTGTCCCAGGTGCTACCAGATAGGATTTTGCACCAACTTCGCCGGATACCCACAGGATGCCACTATTATTCTGCTGTGGTTGCTGTACTGGTTGAGCTGGAATCTGGACAGGCTGTTGCTGGAACTGGTTCATCTGCCCAGGAACGCCAAAACTATATTGATAAGGATTGTTATATAATGCCATCTTATACACCGCCTTTCTGATTATATTTTTACATAAAAAAAGAACCGGAAACAGGTCGTTTCTGGCTCTAATTAGTATCCAAAAAGTATCAGCATACTTTGATTATTTTATTATTTACCCTCCGGCTTAACCGCTTTGCTGTAGATATACTCACGTTCATCTGTTCGGCGCAGTATTCGAGCGTATATTCCTTGCATCTCAACCGGAACAATCTTTCTTCGTCCGGCGTGAAATTACACTCTATCAAGAACCTGTCTATATCTTTTTTCGTGAACACATATAATTTCATGAGCATACCCCTTACTAATGCTAACGTTGATTCTGCGCAAGATAATTTGTAAGCTTCTGTTTTGTTTTTTTTAATTCTTCTACATTATCCCCACTAATCTGACTATCCAGCATGGTTGATAACACTTCCAGAATTAATGAATCTCGTTCTGCGATTCTCCGAAGACTTTCATAATCTCGTCTATCATGTTCTTCCAGTGTCTCTACTCGCTTATTAAGTCGGAATGCCGGGGTAATCCATTTAAAGATTACAGCCGCTGCCCCTCCGACAATAGACACCCCTCCGCAGATAGAAAGGAAAATCTGTACAAATTCTGATATGCTCATTTGCTCTCCTTTTCCCAGTAATATACCGGGATCTCATTACCACTATCCCATGTATCGAAATATTTGCCCTCTTGTACCGTCACTACATGACCATCTATGCAGAGAATGTACGTGCCTGTCGGATGGTCCGTGCAAAAATCATCGACTGTATAGATATAACGTTCTGATTGTTCAATTAGTTTGCGTCTGTACCCACGTTTATAGAGGTACGCTCCCCAGACATAATTTGCACTTGGCATATCTGACAAAGCGCACGCCTGTACCATTAATCCGGCGAATACTGTTTCCCAATCAAAACCGGTTGCTTTGCATATTGCCCGGACAGCACAATCTCCGACACGATTCCCCGTAGGATTCGGATTGTAATATTCCCATCTGTCCATCAGTCAATCCCCTTTGCTGTTTTATATCTCTTTGCCGCTCCTCTGGCTTTTGCAGCATTCTGGCGGTTCCATTTAGCAATCATGAGTCGGTCTTGCAGCTCTCTTAGATCATTGTCTTTGCAGTAATCTTTGTATGCAGCATTTTGTTTCTGCAAAAGATAAGACTTCCGGTCAAGGTCTTGTTGTAATGCAAATTTCGCCTTTTCGTTCGGTGCATTGTCAACTCCTGCTTGCAGTCCAAGGACTTCGCGTTTTGTCTTGCGGATTCTTCGCTCGTAAGTACGCTGCCGTTGTTCCTTTTCGTACTGTTTGCCTTTGTCGGCTTTATCCTGTGCTGATAGTTCTGCATAAGGATTAAATTCCCCGTCACTTGCCCCAAAGCTATGCCGACAGTTAACTCCTGACAGTCCGCTTGCTGTTCCGTATCCGGTCAATGAGAACGGCGGAAATTTCTTGCTCTTGCCAGAACGAGAGTATATCTTTCCTTGCCACCATGCGTGATTTCCAGGGTTCTCACCGCCGTCACCTGTTCTGGCTCCCATGTGAGCGCTGACCAGAATCAAATCCCAGTCCATTTCTTCCATACGTTTTAGAGATATATCTCCCGTAGCCTGTGCCACACCAGTTCTGACAGAACGTGCTACTGCTGTTTCGATTGTATCGCGTCTTTTCTTTCCTGTCTCTTTATTTATGTATTCAACATATATACCATCGCTCACAACGTTATTAACTGCCTCTTTGATGGCTTGCGTATACCCAACCGCTCCAGTCATTACATGATTATATGCAAGGTCGCATTGCTCGATATAGAGCCTCTGAGCGGCACTTGCGGTGGTTCTTGTAAAGTTCTTCCAATCTCCTAAACAATGATTCATATTCCGTTCCATGAGTCTTATCATAGCTGGTGATTGTTCGAGCGGTACAGGGCTTAATCCTGCCGCCTTGTATATCTTATCATCATAGTTCATTGCAGTGATTCCAGCATCTTCAAACGCTTCAAGGAGTTCCCGCTGTTCACGTTTGGTGTATTTGGATAATTCTGCCAGAATATCTTCTAACAGTTCACCAGATTCCTGTAGCGTTCTGATTCTCCATGCATCAGCATTGGTCAGAATATAATCCTCACCTCTGCCGATTCTTGCCATCATTCGAGATACAATCTCAGAGATGATATACTGGTGCAATTCTTCGGCAATTTGTTCACTGCTCTCTGTTATCCGGCGTAAATATTCTGGGCTTAACATAATTACTCATCTCCAAACAGTTTTGGTTCATCTGGCTGGGCTTCTTTAACCATTGCTTTCGCTTCGGATTCTGTCATATTTTCGAATTTGACATAATACATCCAAGGAGGACAGTCACCCTGTAAGCGATACTTCCACCAATTGTCTCGGTCTCTCTCATAAGAATATGCCATTTCGCCAAAGTTGCACTGAACTTTATATGCACCGACTGGAGCCAATCCATATAAATCTGCATATACGCTCAACGCATATACTACTTGTTTTATGCTTTTGTCTAATTGGTCTCTTACGTCCTTGATAAATTGTACAGACCTCTGTTGTCCTGCTTCTACCTCTGTGGCTGTTTGTATTCCACTTTTTTCATTAAATACAAAATATCCATTAGAGAATCCGACCTTATATCCAATCTGTCCAAGGAGGGCATTTATTCCGCTTATACGAGTATCTGTGTTGAGAACCGGATTGATTTCCTGATAGAACTCTTTCTCGTCCTGTCCGAATACATTCTTGACAAAGTGCGGTAAGTTCATCTCATTACGTCTGTTCTCCATACCCTGCGGTGACATGGCTGATACAGGTGTGCCGCTCGGCATCAGCAGCCTATCATCTGCCAGAACAATCTTCTGCGAATCAAAAATCTCTCCGGCGTTTCTGCTATATGCAATGTCCAGATCTTTCAATTCTTCAATTGCTTCTGCAAATATCGGTAAGCCAAGTGGTGTACTGATATCTACATTGTTCGCCTGTGGAGTCCGCAGAACTCCGTACAATGGCCCATCCAGTTTCTCACCGTTTGCTTTGAGAATCGGCGGAGTATCTGCCATGAGGTCAGCCCATTTGGTTTGTTTGAGGTCGATCTTATCACCGATTGACTGAGGGGATTTTGATACATAGGCTCTGTTTGAAACATAATACGGATAGGTTGTCACTCCGTCCACTGTTGTCTCAACAAATCTATGATATTCAAGCCGCGTATAGTATTTCCGCCCAACCGTATAAGAGTCCTTGAATATAATCCCTTTGATTTCCTGATTATCATAATCCACAATCATCACATCTGCTGGAGTAAATACATCAAGGCTCTCACCATTTGGCTTGATAAATACTGTTCCGTAGGCACAGCCATATTCCACCCAGTGCCGAATCTGGAAGTATACCTTATCAATCTGCTCCTGCAACCATGCTGCCCTTGTAGAGCCGTCAATCTGAATGCCGATCGCCAGTGTTGCAAGTCTGGCAGTCTCAGAACACACAGATTTAGCAAAATTAATCGTTTTGATATTATTCTTATCATCTAGCCATTCCGGTACTCCCCTGTAAATGTTCGCGCACCGGTTAATCAGCGCTTCCATCTCTGGGAATTCTGCCGCCTGGATATTAAAGTCCTCTTCGGCTTGCTTTTTGAAAATCATGTTAAACCACCTTTTTAGCGTTGTTATAAGTCCCATTTAATTTACCTTTTAAAATCCATCCATCTTACAGAAGTATCTCGCACAATAATGTCTTCATATTCTACAACTTTTAAGATTTCGTTAATGTCAGATGATCCATATATTTTTAAACCGACGCTTAAGAATTTATTTATTTTATCTGAAAAGTACCTATCTAACATTTTATGCACTGTGCCCCCTTCTCATGGACAATGGACTGGTTGCGTATCTGAGAGAATCTATCCAGTGATCGTTGCCATCTGGATAATCTGCAATCACTTCTCCATTGCTATCTACTTCATGCTCATAATTGATAATTTCCTTGTATGCTCTAGGCGTTCGTGCCGGATCAATGACTAATGTTCGGCACTGTAACCACTCAAAAGTATATTTGCGGCTTCCCGGTGTAACAATGGCCTTACGTGCTGGAAGCCCTGCATCTCGGAAATCAATAATACTTTCTTCTTCATCAACTCCGCAAGATATTGAATAATCATCATATCCTTTTTTCTTTATCTGGTTAGCCATTTCCTTGTTTCTTATCTTGGAACCTCCAAGCTCATCTAATAAAAAAACTTTTTCCTGATTAGAAACATAAGCCACACGAATAAACGCTTTGGGATCCGGATACCATCCCCAGTCTTGTCCCTGATAGATACTTTGATACTTCTGAATTTCTTCGTCTGAAATCGTTCGGATTTCCAACAGCTCAAAGATATTTGTACCGAGTCCGACAGGTAATCCAAGGTATTCATGCTGATAGGCTCTTGGATTTGTCTTTTTAAGATGTTCCGCATCATCAAGGAATTGTTGACCAAGCCATTTAGCAGGAACTGATCTATAATCACTCTTGTGTCTGTAGCTGTCAGCTCTTGGTTCCTCTACATACACATTCGCCCAGTTGCTCCGGCTAATTGGCGGATTGAATGTCTTAAATACAATAAACTTACTGCCACCTCGAAGGACTGACTGCTGCACTGTACGAATTTCTTCAATGCCCGAAAATTCGTCAAGTTCTTCGAACCAGAGATACTTGAAATATCCCTTGCTTGCTTTAATAGATTTAGTCTTTTTGGCCTTGTCCAGTCCTCTGAATATAATTTTCTGTCCAGTAGGCTTATAAGTGTACTGCATAGGGCTTACACTGGTGTCCCATAGTTCATTGACTCCGAGCGCGTCAATTCCCCATGCTATCTGTTCGTAAACGGATTCTCTAAGTGTGTTTCCAACTTTACGGAAAATAACGGCATTTGACATTATACCGTTCTCTGCGTCCTGCATCATCAGGAAAGGAATCATGACACCCACAAAAGATGATTTAGTAGATCCACGCCCACCATACAAATCATAATAGGTGTGTTTTCCGTCCAAAATGTCCCAGAACACATTGTAAAAGGCAGGAGCTATAATTTCATTCAGATTAATCGGATTCTCATTCATTCTATTTCTCCGGCCTTGGAATATTATTTACAATCGTAATCTTTCCATCTCCAGAATCATCATTTTTCTTGTCAGCATCCCATCCCTTAAAATTATTTCTTAAGCTGAACTGAGCGCCATTTGAACCGTCACGATCAAATAGCCTTTCCTCTGCGTACTGTTCCACTCTGGCTTTCGCGCGCGTAATCGTGTCAACAAACTCTGGTTTTGCTTGATAGTTTAAAAGAGCCTGTCTGCTTGTAAATCCAAGGGCCAGAGCAAGTCCTGTAACGGTCGGAGGGTGAACGTCTACGAAAACTGGTGAACCAAATTTATTAAATACCTGCTTGCCTTTGCTATCAGTCAAAGGATGTCCTTTACAATCTTCAAAATATTTTTCAATTTTTTTTTCAATTTCATCTACTGTTTTATACATGGGCGGTTTCCCCATTGGCATTCCCACGTTCTCACCTCCAGACATAAAATCCCCTAGCATAGCTATAGTTATATACACTATAATACCACACTAGGGGTTATGTACCTCTACACCACTTTTAATTTTTTTTATCAATTTTATAATCTTCCGATCAACTTTGCCAAGTGATAATATTCTGCCATGGTCCTGCGCTTATATCCGTAGAAATCATTTTCAGATACTGGCATATCTCGGAATCGTTCCATTGTCCGGTATCCTATGCAGTTCACTATGCTGTCATAGATTTGTGATTCTATGCCTGGCGCATATTTGATTGACACTTGCAGAAGATTGTACTTGTCATTCTCGTCAAGGTGTCTGAAATGACTTTGAAGCGCCGGTATATCGTCCGGCGGCACTCCATAGTCAATTAGTGTAGCTTTTCTAAGATTCATTTATTTCACCTTCTTTAAACCACATAAGTATGTTCCTTTGGTGCTACTTTTCCACGTTTCTTTCCTTTTTCGAAAGGCTTTACAAATACTTTCTTACCGCTTTTGTACGTTCTGTAATGTCCTCTTACGCTCCAACATGGGCAGCTGATTTGACTATGTTTTACGGATTTTTGATATAGATTATTCTCTACAACATATTCAATCAAATCATCAAGAAGAAGAATTTTATTATCTTTTTTTGACAAATGATTTTTCCCCCTGCTATTGACTTTTCTGCTTCTATCTACTTTTCTTATAGCTTTTTCCCTTGATTCAATCTTTTCCATTATGGTTATCAATGCTCGTATTATGAGTGTACAATAGTCGTGGTCAATTTTTTCGTATCTCCGATATACTTCATCCTTGACATCCGTAACTTGTCCCACCATTATCTGCATGCCATATTTTTCTGAAAATTGAATATAATACGACACTTCCGGAAATTTATCTTCTTTTTCTGGTATAGGCTCTGGAACTACTACCATTCCTTCATCAAGCAATAACTCTCGACTGTAAAGTTGTATAAGTGCCTCATGTACTTTATCTCCATCAATCAATCTAAGAGTAAAATCAGAAAAAATAAATTTACATTTCAAAATATCACCAAGCTCTTTAAGTGGTTTCAAATCTTTTATTTCACAAACAATAGTAGGAAAGAAATAATCATCCATTCTGCATCTCCTCCAACTTCTTCTCTATTGGATTAATAATCTCTTCCAATACCTGCTGCTCATAATTTTCTTTCCAGAATTTTTCTCTTTTCCAAAACGGAACTTTTTTAACTTCACCTATTAAATCAATACACGCCATAGCTGTCAGTGTTCCCCAGCATCCATCACATGCTCTTTCATTGCACCAGTTTACAAATTCTTTAAATTTCATTCTTCATCTCCTCCAGTTTTTTCTCAGCCTCTTCACGGGTGAGGAATACTGTTTTACCGATTTTATTTATGTCCGACAACTTAAATACACACTTGTCGATTGCACATGGCGTCTTATTTGGAACGCCTAAGATGTAATATACTTCTGTTCCAACCTTACACGGTAATCTCACAAGCAAGCTCCGTGCTTCTAAATCCTCGTAGTCGGCAAGTTTTTTTATTGCTTTAAAATTATCTTCATCCCAATAAGCAGGTATATACTCTCCATTATCCTGTTTTACCATTATGAGTTTATCGTTTTCTCTTTGCGTTAATCTCTCCATCTACTTCACCTCTTCCATCTGACTTTCTACAGTATCTGCAAGTAACTTCAAGGACTTAATAAATGAGTCTGTCAATGCTGTTCTGTCTGGGTTTTTAGCAAATGCTCTGACAAGGTTTATAGCATCTTTGATCTTCTTCTCATCTTCAATTACGTCTGATGCTTCTACTAATTCATATCCCAGTGTAAGGTCATATCCCAGTGTAAGGCTGGCATTTCTTGTTAGTTCTTTATTGCCATAGAACTTTAATATATCCGGGATCTGCTGCTCTTCAAAGGGATATGGATACGTTTCTTTTCCGCCGTACCATCTATATCCTTGTTTTTTTGCTGCTTTCAGAATATTTTCATACTCTTCATGTGTTCTGATTAATACATATTTATTCGCTAGATCAATCATCTATTTCACCTCACAAAAATATATTCTTTTCTTCGCGCTTTTTCGCGCATTCTTCGCAAATAAAAATTGCTTTCGGATGTCTAAAACAGCTATCATTAAGTATCAGATAATCCGGTTTATACACTGTGGTTTTCCATTTGCCACAAACATTACACTTTTTCACAGTTTCGTTTATATTCATTGCCATGTATCATTCTCCTCCTGTAATTTCTCTTAAACAAGCATTCCAACCAACCGCAATAATATCTTTTTGTAATTCTACATTGTCAATTGGAACGATATATTCTTTTCTCTCCGGCAGTGGCTTCAGTGGACACCAATCAGGTCTTGATTTGCTTTCGCAATCATAATGTTCTTCTGTCATCAGAATTGCATCATAATCTAAACAGTCAGCTAATTCACAATAACCCACATATTCAATTTCGCCGCAGTATGCAGTTCCGAACGGACAGTCATAACAATTTTCTGGCGTATCAATCACTAATACTGATTTACTCATCTTCTCTTACCTCTTTTCTGTAAAAACACTCCGCACTGCGAAGGATTAATGATAGTTTTCCACTTTTATCCTGACGATATCCAATCCTTCCATTCTTTTTAGTTTCTTCTCTTGTAAACATAGTAGAAATATCTTTGCCTTTACTCACTCGCTTCACTTCCTCTCAACATCAGACTTAAAGTATTATATCCCGGACAAGTTCTGACTCCGTTTCTGGTATCTCTTAACAATACACAATAAGGATATAACGCCATGACCTCATAGATGTGTTCCGTGGCATCTTCGCCACACTGGTCGATGTACTTGAAGCACTTTCCCGGTCTGAGGAAGTACCTTGCACATACATACGCTTTTGTTCCAAATCTTACGCTTGCGCTACTCATTCAACTCCACCACCTTTCACAATTCCAATCGCAATAGCAATCCCACTCGAAAATCCATCATAATAACTCATGCTATATGTATCATCAGATTCATTCATTTTCTTATTTGCGATTTTTTTCTGCTTTACAAGTTCTTTTGAAATTTTGTCCACATCAAAAACTGTCGGCTGTTCGTCAATAACTGCACCTATTGCAAAATCCATATCCGAATTTCCAAGAGAGTCAATTATTTTGTC